TTCTATTGCTGCAAGTCTCTTGATATCTGGTGCTTTACTCTTAACAGCTGCTGCGTCTGCTATCGCACCAAAACCTTTGCCTTCAAAGAATGCTTTTGATGCTGCAGCTAATGCATCTGCTGCATATTCTTGTCTAGCTCTGTCTAATCCTAAAGCTTTTTCAAGATCAGTCATAGTTACTTCTGGTTCGTCATCTTTAGTATCAACTTTTTCTACTTCTGTTTCTGTTGAAAGATCTTCTACTTTTGATGTTGGTAATCCTGCTTCTACATCTGCTGTAGTTTTTAAATCTTCTATACCACCTGTATCTGTATCAACAACAGTTGCATCCGTCATTATAGTTCCTGCATCCGCTGTTAGTGGGAATTGACTTACCTCTGGAAACTCTTCATACAAAGGTGTATCTACAAATTTTGGTTTTCTTCTTGTTCCTATATTCATTGTAGGATTAAAGAATGGATTTACATTTGTAATACCTAAATCTCTTGGACCTCTAATTCTTGATCT